TGGGGGATACGGGTCGCCTGAAACGGGTGGTCGCCCTGTTGGTCCACCTGTTGGTCCTGTTGGTCCACCCGGTCCTGTTGGCCCACCCGGTCCTGTTGGCCCACCCGGTCCACCTGTTGGTCCTGTTGGCCCACCCGGTCCACCCGGTCCTGTTGGCCCCGGCCCTGTTGGCCCCGGCCCCGGTTGTGGAAATGGAGGTTGTGGACCCGGCCCCGGAAATGGAGTTGTCCCACCACCTCTCGGCAAAGGCGTATTGCCACCACCACGAGGATAGCCTGTATCGCCGCCGCTTGCTGGATTGTTATCCCATGCGCCACCGTAGCGTTCATTTCCACCCCAAATACCTGCCATAATATATTCCTCTCCCTATGGGGATGATGACATTGCTGTCAAAACCTCTTCGTACCAAACGCCGTCATAAGCGAAACACAACCTCACTGAAGTTACATCACCCTGAACCAATAAAAACATATCCCCATCTTCAGGGCTGGACGGCATGGCTCCAGTGTGTACAACATCGCTATTAATTACTTGTATTTGCAGATTTCCCTTGATTGTGACCTGCTCTGCACTCTTAAATCCAACACCCGCATTAAAGCGATTTATTCTCGCCTTTGAACTTGACGCTGGAAGTCTAGGAATACCACTAATTACACCTGCCATAAATTACCACTGCCTTCCCCTTGGGCCATCGAAGCTATTCACTTCAACCCCAAGAAACTCGTAAGCCCAAGCCTCATTGTTATCATCGTTTCGTATTTTAATGTATATATCATGTCCCATCGCACGTCGTCTTTCCGACTTATTGCGACCAGCAGACCAGACACCAGTGAACTTAGTAACCCCTGAAGCTGCTGCTTCCGCTAATTGAGCAGTTTCAGCAGCGTAAACAGTGAAGTCCACATCACTAGAGCCTGTTGCCATCGCCGCTTTAAGGTCTGTCAAAAGTAGCTTTGGTCTATTTTGTAACTGCACAGGACCGAGGAAAACAAAGCTATCTATCGCAACACCATCATCTGCTGTAGCTGGTGTCGTGTAATCAAACTTCCTCACATATCCATCTTGACCACCGACTAGGACAGTCCTGTCAGCGGCTGCGTCTCCGTCAAACGTATGAACAGAAGTAGGATTGTGAGCAGCCGTGGCAAACTTGTCTGGCCACCATGACTGGTTCCTTACGTCGTAAAAGAAATTAGTAGTTGCCCCGCCTCCGAGAGGAGTCAGGAATACATAAAAACCTCTTTCAACATCACTCCACGCCATGCGAACTAATGTCGTATCTGCATTATAATCGTTCAAACGCTCTGGAATCTGTTTTTCACTTATATTTTGGGGAGGAGCACCGGGCTGCATTTGATACACACCACCACGACTACCAAAGAAGTACACGATTCCTTCTGGTGATTTACAGTACGGACGACCAAATGGAGCCCCAATAGTCGATGAAACTAGGTCTAGGCGACCCCCTTCTGCGGGGTCGCCTGTCATTTGCCAAATGCTGTGGTCTCCAAAAATGAGAAGTATATCGTCATTATAAGGACACATTGCATTGATAATGTCCTGAGACTTACCAGCCTCAGCGTTATTACCAGCCACAGCTTGGGTTGCTGACGGGTCTGTCGGGCTATAGTTCCAGTTGCGAGCATCGCCAACCGCACTCATATACCAGTTATGAGGGTCGCTACTGATACCACTTTGAACAATACGGCCACGCCATGTCTCAATCAGACGAGGCTCGTTGCTAGAATCAACAGGAAGGGAACCTGAGCTTGCCGTCCATGTAGCCACTGTATTTGTCGATGCGGTATACTGCTTGACAGATGCACCGTCAGCAAAGTAGACAACTCCAAACAACTCTGCCGAGAAGATAACTGGTACAGTTGAACTGAGGGCACTGCCCCCATTAGTCGCCGTTGTAAAGCCACTAGTCGTAAATTTAGCCACTGTCCCGTTAGTCACAGCGTAACTAACAACACTTCGAGCCCCAACCTCATCTTGGTCAGAGGGTGTTGCTCTTGCTACTACTTGACCAATATCTTGGACTTTACCATCGGCAGTTCTGGCGTTTACATATTTAGCCAGACCAGCACGCTGCCCGCCACGAGAGCGACCAGTAGAAGGCTCCCAAGCTCGCACATTCTGACATTCAGCAGTACTGCTACGAGGTTGGGTTTCATATCCGGTTGACTCCACGAGACCAAGATTAGGCCAAGGCATATCAAACCTTGTCCTTAGTCTAGGCATTAGCTCAAAGCACCACCGTTATTAGCAAATATATTCCAAATCAGGTCATCACCAAGTTTGGTGCTGATAAAACTTACAGTGTCACCTGCATGAGCGCAAGTCATCTTTACTGTTTGTGTCCCATCAATTGAACCAATTTTAGTAGCGGCGGAAGTCGTCGCACTGGTCGAACCAGTAATTTCCAAATTGTTAGTATTCTTTTCTTGGAAGTTCACAGTAATCACAATTCCGGGTCGTTCTGGGTTTGCCAAAACCCGGACTCCTCCACCAGAAACATTTGTTGAGATTACGTTGCAAACTCCAAAGCTGCGGTCTATTGGAATCACTCCGTTTACTCCCGGGTCTAAAATATCCAGCTCCGGTTCACGAGCGATTTCCTGTAAAATTTTATGGCCTGACATGGCTTCTCCTAAGAAGAAATAAGGTGTAAATCAGCTGCTAGTTCGGCGGCGTTGCCTTGCAGCTTTAGAAAAGCAGCACCCTCAATCGCACTATCGAGTGCAAATGAACGCTCTGCTGCAACAGTTGTTGAGACGGCACTTCCTCCAGAATACATCTGAAGATATGTACCACCCTCTGTACTTGAAACCCAATACGTTATCGAAGTAAGAGAGGAACCATTGGGAACCAAAATGATTCCTTTGGTAAAACCCTTGAAAACAATAACAGTAGAAGTATCTTTATCATCGCTAATTGTAAACGGCGCATCAGATGGCCTGTCAGTAGAACTGATAATTAAATTTTGTGGGGAGTTGTGCATAAATCACCTATGGATTGGAATCGTAAAAGGCACTGCCATTATATTGTACTACATCACCATTAATATAGCGATTATCCTGCTCATTGAAAGCAAGCCCATCACTAACATCACCATTATACCCACTCACTTCAGGAGTGTGCATAAGCTTATCGTAAGATATAGAAGCCTGTAAACGCTGCATGAAATTGGCAGTGTGTATCCCAGCATTGTTTTCTTGACGAGCTTCTGCTACAGCTAAGCACGATGCCAGTATTGTCTCGGCGTGTGCTTCGCCGCCGAGAGGGTATGGATTCCCTGTTGTCAGCTTAGAAGGCAACGCATGATAACGGTAAGACACCGTGTATGCTTTATCCGGGTCTGGCCAAAGCATCAACTGAAACCTTTGTCCATTGCTACCATTAGAACTTATCGGACGAACAGCCATGAAGCGTGGGTTAGACTGAGCTGTCCCACTATCCCTCTGGCGGAGCAAGCGAATACGAGATTCACCAGTTGTCTCAATCGGGCTCCAACGGTTATCGGCGGTAGCGTATGAAGCAATACCTATCATTCCACCGAAATTGGCAGAGAGGGTATAATCCTCTGTACCAGCCACCGTTGAAAGTGTCGTCGTAGGTTCCATAAACGACCACTTGTACCCCTTGGGTGAAAGTCCCCCCGGTGCTGGATGATAGAATTGGCGAAGGCCAGAATTGATGATATCGTCAATCTGGGCCAACTCATCTGTGCTCCAGTTTCCCGAAGTTCTTTCACCTAGCCAGTACCACCCGATTTCTTTACGAAGGTCGGTCAATGACAACGAAAGAGTTGATTCAGTGCTGGTATCCGCTGGGGAACCAATAGTCTTTATTGTGAACTGGACAGGTACTGCTGAAGCGTGCGTGAACATTAAACCAACAACAGCAGCCGTCATCTCGGCTGCTGTTAGGTTGACACTGTACTGTCCGTTTCCTTCTTCGGCTATAGAGCCCGCAATTGAAGCTTGGGTCCCACCATCCTTGGTAATGAACTTACCAATGCCAGCAGCAGCACCTGTAAGTGCTACCCCCGTTGACTTATTAACTAAGCCAAAAGTGAATCCAGTTACTGCTTCACCACGGACAAAACTCATGCTTTAGCCTTTTTCTTGGGAGGCAACTTTCCAGTTACCTTGATTTCAGGTTCTTTCTTTTTCGCCGCCATTACAATAGCTATTTGTGTAGCAAAAGGTAGAGCTCCATTTAGCCTGCTATGATAAATTCGGTGAGCCTCGTCCAATGCTGCTTTTTGAGCAGAGTCTAAACCACCGACAGATTCTTCTATTTCGTCTCTAAAATGTTCCATTTTATTTTTCCTTAAAAATGCTGGAGCCTTGGCAAGGAAAAGCAACCAAGACTCCAGCCGTGAAAAACAGAAGCCAACTAGTTAGCAATCTGCTCTACCTGATAACAAGCTAACCAATCTAAGTGAACGATTGGGTCAACTGCTGAAGTACCATGAGCCACGACTGCGGGAGCCATGACACCAGTTGGAATACCAGAAGTGATTGCTGTTTTTGCAACACCATTGATATATGGAGTTACCGAAGAAACACCATCAATAAAGAATCCAACTTTGATGTAAGTACCATCAACGATACTGCCAATAGTTCCACTTAACACAGCAGTAGCACTACCTGCAACTCCAGCAAGTTGATAATTCGTTGAATCATCAATATGTTGAATAAGCACAGCGTCAGCTACGTTATGGGCTCCACTAGCCAAGATAGTTGTATCAACAGTAGCTAGACCTACAGCGATATTAATATCGTCTGGAGTAGTCCCACCACAATCAACTATCTTATATCGCGCTTCAAGATAAATCTTTGAAGTAGCACTTGCCTGAAAACTTCCTGCACCAGCGGTTCCACCATATTGGATTTGAATCCCTTGGTTATCACCACCAGCAGCAGAGTCAATTAACAGAACACCACCCTTCACAGAGTCCATAGTAACAGTACCAGTACTTGCTGCGGTACTGTCCCATTGACCCTGCTCAACGTGATACAAAAAGTCATCTACGAAACCAAACCCTTCAGTGAGACCACCATTGTTAATCTCAGTTAAAGGAACTTGGCTCCAAATAGTAGGCGAAAGTCCTCGTCGTAATGAAGCAGACTTAGCCATTGGTTTTGTATAAAGGTCACCCATTGGGGCACCTCCTTTCAAATAAAATTAGGCTTTGTACAATACGAAGAGTTTTCGACGGTTGTAACACACAAAGTTTGCCCACGTGTCCATGTGCACTTCTCTCACAGTGTGTTGACGCGCTGCCACTGCTGGCGGATGCCGTAACATCTTGCGTCCCTTGCGGAAGAAGAACTTGAATACACGGAGATTGACACCATAGAACGGGTCACTAGAATCGTTGTTCTGTAGGTAAGGTACCCACACAACTGGATTCCCTTTGATGACAACAGAACCAGCATATTTTGCTAGGTCAGCACCAAGGTTATCATTACGACTTTCTAGTAGTTTTTCAAGTTCTGACAAAGTGTCATACGTCGTGAAGAACATCCAATCCGAGTCACCTTTTCCACCCGCTAATTCAGCAAACTGCTTAGGGGCTTGGAAGTGAGTAAACTCACAAGCTTGACGAATCTTTTGAACAAGGTCGTCTCGACTTGCGCTCGTATAATTTCCTGACCAGTTCTTCCAGTTGGCGACATCACCAGTGGAAATTCCACCAGCTCCGGCAGAGAATCCACTTGGGTCTCCACCTGTAAATCCACCAGCAGGAGTCGTGGTTGATTTCTGAATCCAGAACGGGATGCCCGAAGGCTTACGTGGAGATTCAGTGCTGGAAGCAGGTGCACTCCAAAGTGCTTCTTCCATCAGCTCAAACCAATCGTTGTACATAGAGTGCTCCCGCACTTCTACTTCACGAATGATTGTTTCACGGTCAGATTGAAAAACGTCTTCGTCCACGTCATACGAGAAATTAACTGTCGATTTGGTCCAAGGTTGCTTGGCTTCAGTCGTCAGGTCTTTTACACTCGTAGCGTCAACAGAATAAAGTTCACTAAATTTGGCAGTTCCAGTGTTTGATGTCTGAACCTTCCAATTAAGTTGAACACCGCCCTTTTCAGGGTCAGCTGCTTTGCCGTTCAAGAACTTGGATGCGAATATGTGATGTTGTAAATCTAAAGATAGGTCTACCCACTTTCGCTTTTTGAAGTTATCCAAGGTCAAGTTGACAAAGTCGTCAAGTTGGTCTGGTAGCAATGGCATATTGCATACTCCTTATAAAATGCACATTACAAATCACCGTTGTCTCGAAGATAACCATCGAAGGCATCCTTGAGAACTGGGTCATTAACCGGGTCATCAGTTGGTGGAGGATTAGTCTTAGCTGTAGCTTTGCCACCGCCAAGTCTTCTACTCGCCGCCTTCCGAAGTCGGTCATTTGTTCTGCGCTGTTTCAACGAATCTATTTCATTGCCAAAAATGGCACGATAAGCCTGCTCAACTAATTGTTGGTAATCAGGAACTTGCGACCCTGATTGCTGGTAACCAGTTGCTAATATAGTCATTTGGTCATATAGCTTAGACTGATTTTTAGCCTCTTTGCTATTTGCATCTAATGACTGAAAAGCTTTGTCACCAAACAGTGCTTTGTGTTTAAGACTTGATACGGCGTTATTAAATTCATCAAGTTGAGTCTGTGCAATAGCCTTAGATTGCTCACGGTAGGCTTGGTCCACAAACTGTTGTTGATAATTTATCTGACCACGAAGTTCCTGTACTTGACTGTTAAAAGAGCCGACAATGTTGCCGGATAATCTATCAATCGCAGACCGGAGACCTTCATCGTAATCGTCACCTAATCCAATCTTAAACTGGGCAGCCACCTCTTCAGCACTGGGGACATTATCACCCTGTGGGTTTCGAGCTTGCTGTTGTGCATTATGCTGGTTATAAACCTGCTGGAATTGTTGTTCACCAAGAATAAACTGGTCAATAACTCTTCCTAATGCTTCGGTACTTCCGAAATCGTCCGGGTTGAGACCGTAGTGCTCAGCTGCCTGACGCATTTCATTAGTAATAGTGGTTTCTTGAGTGGATGGTTCAACACTCTCACTACTTATATCTTGACTATTTTCCTCTTCTATATCAACAGAGATATCCCCAGAATCGTCATCTATTAGACCTTCCGGGTCTCTTTCTTCGTTAATTTCATCAATAACGGCTAAATCAGAGTCCGTTAATTCAATTGGTTCTGTTTCTTCACTCATGACATTTTCCTTTAATCACTATAACCACCATCACGGTCACGCAGACCACGATGCTTTAGATATCGCCGTCGCTCCCCTCGGGAGCTAAACACAGCCATACCGTCATTCCTGAAATCAACGCCAGTAAAACCAGCCTTCTTAGCATCTTCCCTAAACTCATTTACTTGATTGCTATGGACAGATGCACCGACGCTTTCCAAGCCAGTCGCCCAGCCATTAGCTCCAAATGAAGGAGTCCCGGCGTTTTTCCTTGGGGTGTAGCCCTTTGGATGGTCATGCCAGCGATTAACTCCGTCATCGTCCTTATACAAATATTGTCTATGCTTCGCCATTGGAGACCTCTACTTTCCTTAATACTTTTTGCGTCTAACCTTTTTGCCCGTTTTCTTGGCGCATGATTTGGCAGCAGCCTTTCCTTTTTTAGTATAACTGTACTTCTTATTTCCTACTCTTGGCATGATAAATTCCTATACTGCTGGAGTTCGACCCATTTGGGCCATTTGTTGTTGATTTGGTTGACCGCCATTTAAGGTCTGTTGCATTACGTGGCTCCTTGAAGCGGGTGTCCCGCCAGTTGGGACTGACCTGCGTATGTTCTCTTTTATTGTATGTGCTGGTTGAGGCGGTTCCTCTGGACTAGGCCCGGGTCTGTCATCTTTGGGGTCGTCAAATCGGATAACCTGTTTAAGTCTCGGT